CAGATCTCAATGAACTCTAATGTCGCAGACGTAATTTATCCTACATTCAATGTATCATTTCGGTTCAGTTCTTTCGAGTTAAAGTAAATGCAGAAAGTCTATATTATGAATGAGAGGTTACTCTCTATCCTTGATAGATGGGTACTGTTCGTTGACAAGTATGATGTTATGTCTAACAACACAATGTTAGATGGTAAAGACAGAGATCACTATGTTAGCAATGAGTACTTGGAATCAATACAAGCAGATCATATAGGTCATCCTGAGACCGCAAGATCATATTGTATCAAACCTCCTCACTACAAGGGGGTTGACAAGAACTACCAACTAGAGTATAATATACTCGACTCAGAGATGAGAACAGAGTTGGGTGTCAGACAATCAGCACTATCACAGTTGTACCCCGAAGATGGATTCATTGCTTGGCATTCTAATGCCGATGCATCATCATTCAATCTTATATTCACATGGAGTGAGAAGGGAGACGGTTACTTCAAGTACGTTGATCCTATCACAAAGAACCATATATGGATGGTAGACAAGAAGGGTTGGCAGTGCAAGGCAGGTTACTTTGGTTCTAACGATGAACCAGATAAGGTAATGTACCATTGTGCCGCAACCAACTGTAAGAGAATCACATTGAGTTACACGTTAGGTTTCGATGAGTCCTATTGGAAGGACGCTATTGAACATATAAATACAAAGGTATGATAGAGTATCATGGGGCGTGATGCTTAATATAGACCACCCACTAAAGTCGGTTATAGTCTATCATACACTATTATAATTAGAGAGAGAATATTATGTTGTTAGACCTTGAAAGTATTATGGAAGAGTGGAAGAAGGATGCAGAGATCCCTACACACAAATTAGATGATACATCTAGACAGACCCCATCCTTACACGCAAAGTATTTGCAGTACCTATCCTTGACTAAGTTGCAGTTGAAACGCACAGAGCATTCACAGGCAATCTTGTTGAAGGACAAGTGGGCGTATTACAATGGCAAGATGTCTCGCGAAGAGATAGAAGCAACTGGATGGAACCCAGATCCGTTTAACGGACTGAAGATCTTGAAGGGCGAGTTAGAATACTATTACAATGCTGATCCAGAACTTCAAAGAAGCGAAGAGAAGATCGCATACCTTAACACTATTATAAGTACACTTACAGAGATTGTTGATAGTTTGAAGTGGAGACACCAAACGATTGGCAATATTATTAAGTGGCGAGCATTTGAAGCAGGTGGTTAATGGAAGATAATACTATACGCGTAGGTATGATGTCACACTCATACATAGCGATAGATGCTAATGCGGCACAGGATCAGGAACTCCGTGAGTTCTTTGCATTCTTTGCTCCCGGTTACCAGTATATGCCAGCCTATAAAAGGAAGGTGTGGGATGGTCGGGTGAAGTTGTACAACCAAGTGACCAAGCAAATGAACGTTGGTCTCTATCATCACTTACGAAAGTTCTGTGCTGATCGGTTCTATCCCTTACAGATCATTGAGCATGAAGAGTATGGTATTCCGTCTGCCAAGGATGAGGTTGATCATCCGTCACTGATTAAGACTATGAGTTCATGGCAGATGCCGTTCGAAGCATATGATTATCAGTACAAAGCAATCAGTCATGGTATCGAAAGTATGAGGTGTTTGCTACTCTCTCCAACTGGGTCAGGGAAGAGTTTCATTATATACAATTTGATGCGGTTTGTCAAGGAAAATAAAGATGTATCTAAAACTTTAATCATTGTGCCTACCACAAGTCTGGTAGAGCAGATGTACAAAGACTTTGCCGACTATGGGTATGACGTGGATGAGAACGTCCATATGATCTACTCAGGTAAAGATAAGGTGACGGACAAACCTGTCATCATATCTACATGGCAGTCGATCTATAAGTTTGGTGTGGAATGGTTTGAGCAGTTCGATGCAGTGTTTGGTGATGAGGTACACCTGTTTAAGGCAAAGTCTCTATCTACTATGATGGACAAGTGTATCAATGCAAGGTATAGATTCGGTACTACAGGAACGTTGGATGGTACTGAGACGAACAAACTTGTACTAGAAGGTTTATTCGGGCCAGTATTTACGGTGACTAGCACCGCACAATTGCAGAAAGATAAACAACTAGCAGACCTTGACATCTCTATTCTGCTGTTACGTTACCACAATGATAAGTGTCATTGGATGAAGGACAAGACCTATCAGGAGGAGATAGACTTCATTGTTACTAACAAAGCACGGAACAACTTCATTACTAAGTTGACAGTAGACCAGACAGGTAATACCTTGGTCATGTTCCAGTTTGTAGAGAAGCACGGCAAGATACTATTTGAACTTATCAAGGATGCAGTATCCGATGACCGTAAGGTGTTCTATGTGTCTGGTGAGGTTGGCGCACAAGATCGCGAGAAGATCCGTGGTATAGTAGAGGGAGAAGACAATGCTATTATCGTTGCCTCTCTAGGTACCTTTAGTACAGGTATAAATATAAAGAACCTGCACAACATTGTATTTGCTACACCCAGTAAGTCTCAGGTTAAAGTATTACAGAGTATTGGACGAGGACTAAGGAAGTCAGACAATGGTGTTGCAACTAAGTTGTTTGATATTGCTGATGACTTCCATGTAGATAAACATAAGAACTTTACTCTACGTCACAGTGCCGAAAGGATTAAGATATACACGAAGGAAGGATTTAAGTACAGTATTTACCCTATTAACTTAAAGGAGCAAACCGATGACTGATAATATAAAGCAACTGAAGTTGGTTACTGGTGAAGAGATAATCTGTGAAATCATTGAAGAGGATGATCAAGATCTAATCATAAGAAATCCACTTGCCTTTGAATATAAAGTTACACCCGAAGGAGATCGAATGTGGTCTTATCGTCTGTTCATGTGTTACCAAGACGATCCTGATAAATTGATTCTAATTAAGATCGATAAGATTGTGGCAATTGCTAACCCAGTCCCATCGATAGTGAAACAATATATAAAGGGTGTAGAATCAATTATGGATTATAATGGTGATGATTATGATGAAGAAGAAGATGATCTTGAATACGATAGTGATGAAACAAACAGAGACAACGTTCTTCTGTTCCCAACCATCCACTAAACATAGTGTATTGGCTGTGGGCAGACGATTGTCTTATTATAGCACAGGAATCAACTCCTGTCAAGGAATATATTAATGAAAACCGGAATAACTGCAAGTACCTTTGATTTACTACATTCAGGTCACATTGCGATGCTAAGAGAAGCAAAGTCTCAGTGTGACTATCTTATATGTGCCCTTCAGGTTGATCCATCTAGAGATCGATCCGAGAAGAATGCTCCTATCCAATCCCTAGTTGAGAGACAAGCACAACTATCTGCTGTCAAGTATGTTGATGAGATTATGGTATACGAGACCGAAGCAGACCTAGAAGACCTACTCGCCATGTGCCAGATTGATATTAAGATCATGGGTGAAGAGTATCGTGACATTGACTTCACTGGTAAGGACATATGTAAGAAGAGAGGTATAGAGTTATACTTCAACAAGAGAGATCATAGATTCTCTTCGTCTGAACTACGACATAGGATATGTCACGAGGCATTATCAAAGGAAGAAGAAGTTTACCTTGACAAAAGACTGTCACTATAGTATAATAGTTATTAAACAAATGGAACTATAAATAATGAAACCTAAAGACAAACCACATTACGTTAACAATAGAGACTTCAGCAATGCGGTATTTGAGTATTGCAAAGATGCTATGCGTTGTAAGGAAGATGGTATCACTAAACCTATAGTTACCACATACATTGCTACTTGCTTTCTTCGCATTGCCGAGGGACTATCTCACAAGTCTAACTTCGTTCGCTACACCTATCGTGAAGAGATGGTGATGGATGCTGTGGAGAACTGCCTCAAGGCAATTGAGAACTATGACATTGAGACGGCAACCAGATCAAAGAACCCTAATGCATTTTCCTACTTCACTACTATCTCGTGGTATGCGTTCCTAAGACGTATCCAGAAAGAGAAGAAGCAACAAGACATTAAGATGAAGTATATGTCCGAAGCAGACGTTGGTCAGTTCGTTGTGGGACAAGACTATGATGGGAATAATCAAGCGCAACCAGTCATTGAGTCTTTGCGTTTGCGTATTGATACAGTTAAGGATGCAGACACTCAGTTCAAAGAGTATATGAAAGCAGAGAAGAAGCAACGTAAGAGACGTGCAGTCAATGTTGACTCCGACCTATCAGACTTCTTAGTTGACGATTAATGTATAAGCATTTAGATGATGATCGTTATCTAGATATTACTGTCCCTAAGTACGAGATGAGTTTACTTAGGGAAGAAATCTTTGGTGATCAGATACACGAAGACTTCCGACACAAACTTGCAGGTAACCAGTCAGAAGGTAAACTATTGAGTTGGTATTGCCATGAACAGTTAGGTAAGTACTTGTGTCACCATGCCAAAGAATTCAAGGGTATGAAGTATGAACTAGACTCCTTGTGGTTCAATGTTTCTCATGCAGGTGACTTCAACCCTCCCCACCAACACGGAGGTGATATATCATTCGTCATATTTGTACAGATTCCATATACTATGATAGATCAAGTCGATAAGTATCATGCCAGTGGTGGCAATCTTGCAGGACACTTCTCGTTCTATTACAACAATATATTTGGTAATCAATGCGACCTACCTCTACCAGTAGACGTGACATACGAGAATACTATGTTCATGTTCCCTGCTAAACTTCGACATGGAGTGTACCCCTTCCACGGCACAGAATCTCCCAGAATTACCGTATCAGGAAACTTACACAGAAGCGGCAAGGTAAAAAAGACTTGACACCCCCTCTATAACCTGTTATAATGTACACTGATAACTAGAGTTATACATTATGGAGAACCAATGCAAATAGCAATTCTTAACGATACTCACGCAGGGTGTCGAAACTCGTCCGATATATTCATGGACTATCAAGAACGTTTCTATAGTGAAGTGTTCTTCCCATATCTATTAGAGAACAACATCACCCAGATACTTCACCTTGGGGATTACTACGACAATCGAAAGACTGTCAACTTTAAAGCACTGGCACATAACCGTAAGATCTTCCTAGAGAAGTTGCGCGAGTATGGCATTACTATGGATATCATTCCGGGTAACCACGATGTGTACTACAAGAACACTAACGAACTTAATGCATTGAAGGAGTTGCAGGGTCACTACATGAATGAGGTTAACCTTATCATGGAACCTACCGAGATGAACTATGATGGTCTCTGTGTAGGACTAGTGCCTTGGATCAATCCGCAGAACGAAGAAGCATCACTTGAGTTTCTTGCCAACACAAAAGCAACTCTTATAGGCGCACACTTGGAACTACAAGGTTTCGAGATGGCACGAGGTCAGGTGTGTATGTCAGGTATGAGCAAGTCTCACTTCGATAGGTTCGAGACTGTTCTGACTGGACACTTCCATGCCAAGTCTTCGCAGGGTAACATCCATTATCTTGGGGCACAGTATGAGTTCTTCTGGAATGATTGCGGTGATCCGAAGCACTTCCATATACTTGATACAGAAACAAGAGAAGTAACACCTGTCCGTAATCCTCTCACTATCTATGAGAAGATCTACTATGACCACGAGCAGATGAATAAGTTCCAAGACTTGTCTCATCTAGATGAAAAGTTTGTCAAGATCATTGTGGTCAATAAGGGTAATACTCTAGAGTTCGAACGGTTCGTTGATAGAGTACAACAACAGAACATCCATGAACTGAAGATTGCCGAAGACTTCAAAGACTTCCTTGGCGAGAACGTAGGTGACGATAACATCAAACTTGAGGACACAACCACACTGGTAAATTCTTATGTTGATAACGTGACTACTGACTTAGACAAGGATCGAATCAAGCAGGAAATCTCTGCGTTAATGACAGAAGCACAGTCAATGGAAATAATGTAACTTGAAGAGTCATTATGGTGTTCGAGAGATAACCATGAACCAAGGGGCAGATTGTATTAAGAGGTACCATTATCTTGGTAACCCATACATGGATGCACCAACCAATAAGGTTTATGGTTTGATCTACGGTGAGGATGTCGTGGGGGTGGTTCAGTTCAGCGAAGGGCATTGTCATCCGTCTTTCGTTCCAATCTACTTTGGAGTGGACTCCCCCACGACTGGACTCTGGGACATAACCAGACTGGTAGTATCAACCAAGCACCAAAGCGAACATAACATTACCTCGTGGTTTCTGTCACGAGCATTGAAGATGTTGAAACCTAAGTATGTGGTGACAATGGCAGACCATAGGATGCACGATGGTACTATCTATGCGGCAGTTGGGTTCGACTACTATGGACTACTGAAGGACAGAGGCGTTCCGGGATTAGAGGACGTGGAGTTTCATGTGTTCACTAAGTCCTATGATAAGTCAATTAAGTGTGTGTGGGAGAAAATAAAGTTTGACAAGACTGACTATTAATGGTATAATACCTGTATGATAAAATTTACTAAACTTCGTTATAAGAACTTCCTGTCTTCAGGTAATGCATTCACTGCTATCGACTTCGATGCGGCACCTACCACTTTGGTGATAGG